TAAAGGAGAAGTGATTGGTAAACGTGCTGAAGAACTTATGAAATGGAGTGATGGTAGAAACTGTAAATTCGTTCCTATTACTTATAAGTTAGAAGAGATGCATACTCACAAGATGTTCAGAGTGTATGCTCACCATGATGACTATCTAAAGATAGATGCATTATATGGTCTTATAAGTAAACAAAAAATGGAAGTGGTTACATTCTCTCAAAGAGAATTAGGCATATTGAAAGATTCAGAGATTCACAATTTAATATCATTAGAAACATTTATGGAAGGAAATACAGCACCATTTAAGAGAATGGCCACAGCATGTTACATCAGAAAATTGATGGACGAATACAAACCTGTATTTGAAAGAATCACTCAAGTAGGATATGTGTCTACAGAACTTAGTGAGAAGTTACATACTCTAGCTAAATATGTTAGTGATAATTATGTTAGTCCTAATTATTCTGGAGGAAGTGGTCCAGCAAGAGAATTCTTAGAATCTATGTTAACTATAGCTGAAGAAAATAACTTATTTGATATGAATATGTATCCTGAAGCTTTGGAAATGAGAGAATTATTGACTAAATTAGTGTTCTTAAATCCTTTGTGTTCAAGAATAGGATTCTATAATGATCAAGATCCAATCATTAATGTGATGACTGACTTATTCAAGTATTACAAACACAGAGTGAATCTAAAACATTACAACATTAGAATCAATGAAGAAGTGTTGACAGAAGAAACCGTTGAACAATTAACAAATTAATTATGTATAGTGAATGTTGCACAGCACCTCCTCATCATATATTTGATGAGTTGTGTGGAGAATGTTTAGAACATTGTGAATTTACAGAAGAAGAAGAATAAAACAGAGGGGCATTCGTGTCCCTCTTATTAACAAGTAACAATTAATTAATAAATAACAAAAATCATGAGTAACAAATTTTTAAGCCTTGACTGGTTCAAGCAAACAGCAGAAAACGCAATAGCTAAAGTGGTAGCTAACAAGTTAGAATCTTTAATGGAACAAGAAGAAGAAGCTCCTGTAGTAAAACCTTGTCTTAGAGTTCAATTATCTAATGACACACTTACAGTGGTGTTGAATGATGGAAGTGTATTAAGTAAACCTGGAGCAACAGAAGATGATTATCATGCTGTTGTAAATGCAAGAAGTGTACATGAAATTCATGCTATTGTAGCTTCTCACGAAGTGTTACAAGAAGTGGAGAAAGTGAGAGCTGAAGCAGCTAGAATCAAAGCTTTACAACAAGGAATAGAATTACTTTCTGATCTTCCTGATTTCAGAGTGGAAGGTACAACAGTTTATTTAGCAGGTACATCTAGAAGTCTTCCTCAGATATTGGTAGAAGAGTTCATTAGTGTAGTGGATAGAGTTGGTAACAAGATAGCTGTTACTGGGAAAACATTTAATGAAGCACTGAATGAAGATGATGAATATACAGCATTGAAGAACTTCTTTATGTGGTGTTGTTTAAACCCAAGAGCTGAAGTGGCACATGAGCTATACAGATTCTTGAGTGAGAATTCTTTTAGAATCACTAGACAAGGTTTTGTTGTAGCGTTGAGAAATGTTGTGACATTACATGGAAGTCCTGAGCTTGTACACTTTGTATCTAATACATACAATAAAGTGAAAGCTGTATGGAAGAAGAATCCAAACGAGTACACAGTGTTCTTAGAGAATGGTGAGTACAAACTTGTACATGATGATAAGTTGTTCAAAGAAGAAACACTTACAGCTACAACTTGTCCAGATTGTGATGGTGATGGAACATGGTATGATGAATATGAAGATGAAGATTTTGACTGTGAAACATGTCATGGAACAGGAGAAGTAGAAGAGTATGAATTTACCACTACAGTTGCTGTAGACCATGGTCAAAAGATTGGTGGGTTAACTGAACTATATCTAGATCTTCCTAATAGAGAAGAGAATAGATTTACAGATGACTGGACCAAAACATTTGATATCCGTATTGGACAAGTGACTAGTATGCCTATGGAAGAATGTAACTGGAGTACACAAGATTGTGCTGCTGCAGGATTACACTTCACAGCCGATCAGATTCACTATGTAGGTTGTGGTGATCAATCTGTTATTGTTCTTATTAATCCAATGAAAGTGGTTGGTATTGGTACACACAAAGGTAGATGTTATGAGTATCTTCCAATTATGACTGTGCCAAGAGAAGAAGCTACTAGAATATTACATGATGGTATGTTTGATACATTAGAATTAGATGAAGATTATGCTATTCGTGAATTAGAATCTCTTGCAGAGAAAGCTAAAGAAGGATTTGCAGCTGAGTCTAAGAAGTATGAATTCAACATGCCAGCTATTTCTGCTACAGAAATAACTAATATTGTTAATTCTCTTAGTGACATGAAAGCTAGCATAAGTAAACGTGTTACTACGATTAAGTAATAATTAATTTTGGTTATGTCCCTTATTTAAACTAAATTTGGGGCATAACTTAATTATAACAATATGGCAAAGAGAATGTTAGTCCCAAAGACAAGATGTGATGGTACGATGAGTGAGGCAGCCTTCTGGAGCTTCATAAGAAGTGCTTTGAGACAAAAGAGTAGATGGTGGAAGCCCATATCGATATGTAAATTAAATGCACGTAGATTGTACAAAGGAGCTAATAAACGTCAGAAGTACGAATACCAATGTAAGAAATGTAAAGGATGGTTTCAAGAGAAACAGATTAATGTAGATCACATTATACCTGCAGGAAGCTTAAACACAGCACAAGACTTACCAGGATTTGTAGAACGTTTATTCTGTGAGCAAGATAATCTACAATGCTTATGTACAACGTGTCATGATAAGAAGACACTTAAAGAGAAACAATCTAAAAAGAAAACAGATGGAAAATAAATATTTTACTCCAGATATAGAAGATTTATATGTAGGGTATAAATTAGAAATAAAAGGACCACATGATGTTGATTGGCAACCTATTGTTTTAGGTAAGGATGCAATATGGCATCAGTTTACTAATTTAGAAAACTTAGGACAAGCCATGGAACAACTTAGAGTTCCCTATCTCACTAAAGAACAAATAGAAGCTGAAGGGTGGATAGATAATACTTTATGTTATCAAACACCTGAATTATTTGTAGGTTTACAAAATTCTCAAACATGGAGAAAATTAGTCTATAGATTTTCTAATAACATGCTTCAAATAGTAGAAGTAGATGATAGTTATATATACTCTGGAAATTGTAAAGACATTAATACATTTAGAAAAATAATTAAACTATTAGGAATATGATAAAAAATCTTATAAGTAGATGGACCATGGTCAAAACTACAAGAACACCATTTTATGATAAAGTGTCTGGTGAAATGATATATTACTGGCAAGACTGTTATTTTCAACAATTTATGGCTGCATCAAGATGGGGCTATAGAATTAAACTGTATTAATAATGAGCAGGACTATTAAGAAGAAGCTAACTGGAGCTAAAGCTGTTAGTCATCAATGTAGAAACAATGGAACATGTCCAGTGTGCTACGGAAATAGAATGTACAAACATTTAAAAAAACTTTTTAACTATGCAGAACGCAATAACGATTAACAAAACTCCTTCATTCAATGAGGTGTGGCATGATATTTGCAGAGATATGGTATAAATAAAAGAAAACATGAAAATAAAAACAACGCTTTTTCCTAAAAAAGTTTCAATGTGGTTACTAAAACGTAAATGGTTATGGATTTTAACTAAAATACCTTTTACTACTTTTGACTGTATGGATATTGATCGAAAAGTTACTTATCACAAAGGATATAAGCATTTAATTTTTAGAGGATGTATTGCGTGTGACATATTTACACACGATAAAAATACAGTATTAAAAAGTTGGTTTATTTATAATAAAAAAGAATTATGAATTCAGGAATCTACACCATAGAAAATATGATAACAAAGAAGTTATATGTTGGTTATACAGAAAGTTTCAATGATAGATTTAACAATCATATAAGTACATTGAATAGAAATGTACATAAGAATGAACATCTTCAAAGAGCTTGGAATAAGTATGGTCAATCTAACTTCTCTTTTGAAATTCTAACAACGTGTTCTATAGATCTTTTAGAATCTGAAGAACACTATTGGTGTAATATTCTTGATGCTCATAATCCTAAATATGGTTATAACATCAAAGTAACTCATCCTGAGAAAGGAAAAATGACTTCAGTTGATAAGTTAAGAATTAGTAATAAATTAAAAAGTATGGCAATTAGACCTATTGTAATGTTAGATTTAGATGGAAATTTAATACAAGAGTTTGCTCTTGTGTCAGATGCAGCTAACTATTTTGGTACTCAACCTAGTTGTATTCATAGAGTATTAACAGGTAAACGAGATAGGTATAAAGATTACATATTTGTATATAAAGAAGATTATGATGAAAGCAAAGACTATTCATATCAAAGTAAAAATACAAAGACTGTATATCAATATACACTATTAGGAGAATTCATAAAAGAGTGGAAGAGTACTATGGATGTAGAAAGAGAACTATCTATATGTAATGCTGCAGTATCTGCATGTTGTAATAGTAAAAAACATTATCACTCCGCTGGAGGATATATTTGGAAATATAAAAATCAATAACAATGGAAAGTAAAATAACAATCAATAAAGAGCCTTCTTTTAACGAAATTTGGAGGGAAGGTCACATAGAACATGAAGGTAAATATCACTATTTCTGGTTAATACATCCACAAGGACTGGATGACAAAGGTGATCAATATGAATTAGAAGTGAGATGGTTTTTCTCAAGAGTACCAAGGGAGGTGAGAGCATTGTATCCTCAAATTATTGAAGCATTTAAACAAACATTATGAACATATTCAAAATAATACCAATAGAGGTATATGGACATGACATAGTGGTATCTGTAGGACAAACAGACAAAGATCTATATGAACAAATCAAAGAGAATATATCTAAGAAACAATTTAAAAAATATATGGCTAAGCAAAAATCTATAGCCACTACACATAAACTTGCTACTGGAGGAATTCTTATAAGATTTAAAGATGATATAGATAATCCAGGAATTGTAGCTCATGAAGCTTTCCATGCTATTGTATTCTTGTTTAAAAAAATAGGAATACAATTCTGTTATGAATCAGAAGAAGCATACACTTATGCAGTAGAGTATTTAACTAATCAAATTTTAAAAATAAAAGAAGATGAAAACACAGATATGGGAAAATCAACAGTTGTTTACGATAAATAGAGAATTACAAAAAATGATTGATGATAAAATAGTTAAAACTGTTATATCTATGTCACTTACAAACTGTAATCAAGCAACTGTTAATTATAATTATAGTGCAATATTAATATACAAATAACATGATAAAAGGAACAGCAAAGACAGAAGCTCAATACAGAGCAGTGACAATGGACAGCTCTAGTTCATTAAAAGATTTCTCTCAAGATAGAAAGAAGTATTACAAGAAATACTTCCTTGGAGAGAAGGTAGAAGACAAAGATAGCTCAGCAGCTAATATGGGACGCATAGTCGAAACCCTACTTATGGAACCACATCTATTTGATGATAAGTTCTATATGTCATCTTGTGCTTCTACACCAACAGGACTTATGTTAGATTTTGTAGAAGCATTGTATAGACATACAAGAGATGCTACAGATGAAGATGGTGTAATAACTAGAGTGTTTACAGATATATTACAAGATGCATATAAAGATTCTGGATTCAAAATCAAATATGAAGCTGTAATATCTAAATTTATTGGAAGTGATGCAGAGATCTACTATAATGAAATCAGAAAGGTAAGAACTAAAAACCTAACTGTTGTAAATACAATGGAGATATCTATTGCAGAGAAGATTGTAGAACAACTTAGAATCAATAGCACAACAGGACCAATTGTTAATCTTACAAACAGTTCTAGATATCAAATCTTTGATCAGATGCAAGTGGAAGGATATATAATTGATGGCCATAAGTTTAAGAGTATGTTGGATAAAGTGGTGATTGATCACAAAGAAAAGACTATCCAGCCATATGATCTTAAATGCACATGGAGTGTAGAAAACTTCTATGAAGAATATTACTTATACAGAAGAGCATACATCCAAGCTTATCTTTATTATCATGCAATGTTACATATAGCAAGTGATCCAGACAGTGAGTTTTATGGATATAGAGTGGAATACCTAAAGTTTATTGTGTGTGACAGCACAAACTATTATCAACCACTAATCTACACTCTTGATATGGATGATATGTTAGATGCATATAAAGGATTTGTACACAAAGGAAGAAATTATCCTGGTGTAGGAGATTTGATTGCTGCACTAACTTGGTGTAGAACAACAAACACATGGAATATAAGCCACAAAAATTATTTGTCTAACGGAATAGTAAATATCAAAGGATGATATGGGAATAAAGAAAAATATAACTAGTATCTTTATGGTGCCCACTCTCAAGGTACCTAAAGATGCTTTGATATCTAATGGATTCATTAATGGATACATAAAAGATTCAAGAAGAGAAGATCAATATCCAGAATCAATCTATCTATTGTTTAAGCCTGAAAACTTAGATAAGTTTAGAGAGTTTTTAGATAATGAATATGAAAGAACAAAAGCTATTATAGAAGACTATGATTATGAAGATGGGTTCGTTGTAGTAGTTTACAAACTTAATGAGAAATATAAAAAAGATTATGATGTTGTTAAAGAAGGTAAATATTCCAAGACATCAAAAGATTTTCAAAAACTATTTCCAAAAATAATTAAGATTGTTAAGAATGGATTACACAAAGATGAACTATCTTTGCAATATAGAATCTTTAATAAGTCTGAAGATCTTGTAGAATTCTGGCAAGATAAACTAGGAATAGATCTTGAATTAATTGTAGGACCTGATTTCGAAGTGTGGGAAGGATTCGATGAATCAAATGAAATTTTAGAAATTGATAAAATAAAAGAACATGTATAATCAACAAGTATTAGACTTAATAGTCAAAGAGTATGGAGTGGAAAAATCTGCTCAATTTTGTGAAATAGCTGCAATGATGTATGACATCAAATATAATGCATGTAAAGACTTACAACCACTAAGTGAATATGATTTTGAAAGAACTTGGTGGAGCGAAGCCTCAGTAAATTTAACTAAACAAATATCAGAATAATATGAAAGGGTTAGAATTATTAGAAACCTATCCTCTATCTGCAGAAGTAGTTAGAGCTTCATTTATGCAAAAGATGATACAGTCTGTAAAAGGAGATGATGCAGTTCCTGAAGACTTTAAAAATTTCATGATAGAGCAAGGAATAGAAAATGATAAAATGGCAATCATGATTGATGCAAATCCAAGGATGCTGTTTGATGTATTTGATGAGAATGATATAGTGATAGAAACTTTGTTATATCCTAGTAAAGAATTCACAATCAAGATTGGTGATCAAGCTACTACTAACTCTTGGAAGACAAGAAAAGAAGCAGAACTATTTGCTATAGATGCTGCATTTGAAATGTTAGAGAATCAACTTAAACCTATATCAGATGATAGCGATATTACTGCAGATAGTGAGGATAATTGAATCTACACCAAATGATCAAGAACTTGGTGAAAAGATTAGAAAAATATTTAACAATATAAAAAGAAAAAGAAATGAGAACGAGTAAAGAATTCAATGAGAAGTATAAAGACTATCTAGATGATGAGTCTGGTATGCTATTAGATATTCCATCTGTATTAAGTTATGTTGATCAGATATTCAATGATCTTACACAGATTCCTGGATTCAAATATCAAGAGATTAGAACTATGCATGGATTAGCTAAGGTGTATACAAACCTTGATGAACTTATACCATTTGCAGGTAGAATTATCAATCAAGAACTTGAAGAAAAGATTAACTTCATCCTGAAGGTGGAATATGAGCTAGAGAATAGATTAAGAAGTTTAAACCTAGACAAAGATGGAAAGACTATTCAATAAATATAAAAACATGTTAGTAGTGCATCCAAACTATAAAGGACATGTTTGTGGGTATAACGATGCACATTTCATAATTGCTGTAGAAACTAAAGATGATAAGAACTTTTTTAGAAAAATAGAAAATCCATACATTATGGAAGAGTATAAAGACACTAAATATAGATACATATTTGAAGATGAATCACAGCTAATAAAACAATTTAGTAATGGGAAACCTAAAAAAACTCTCCATAAAAACTAAGTTATTAATCTATGAATATAAAGAGAAATATCCAATGTTAACAGCTAGTGATATATCAGAAATTTTTAACCTTCAACTAGAAGCTGTATTAAGATTATTTATACAAGGAGAAATAAATGTTCCTTCTAAGCTTAATAAGAAAAAATAAATTCGTATATTGCACACTATGAAATTTATATATCATGGGAAAAAAAGATTATATAGAACATATAGATTACTACTTGGAAGAAGGTAGAGTTATATTCACAGAGAAATACCTTATAGAAAGGAAAAGTTGCTGTGGTGGTACATGTAGACATTGTCCATACACAGAAAGAGCAAAGAATAACAAAGAGTTAAAAAAATAATTTCTGTTCTGTTTTTTAATTGTTGAGAAGGCCTCAGAAGAAATTCTGAGGCTTTTTTATCCTCAATTCATTAGGAAATAAGCAGAAAATTTATTATCTTTAAACAGTAAAAACAATTAAATAATGGCAAAAAAAGTAGTAAGTAAAGAAACTAATAGTAAGTTTCAAGAGGCAATGGACAGTCTAAACAAAAAGTATGGAGTTGGTTCAGTGTTAGCATTAGACTCTAAAACAGGAGGAGATTATGATGTAATCAGTACAGGATCTATTGGATTTGATCACATCACTCTAGGTGTAGGAGGATTTGTAAAAGGTAAGCTATATGAGCTTATGGGATGGGAAGGTACAGGTAAATCTACAATCTGTGGACATGCTGCTGCAGAGTGTCAGAAAGCAGGAGGTACTGTATTGTATATCGATGGTGAGCACGCTGTTGATAAAAACTACTTCAAGAAACTAGGAGTGGATACGACTAAGATGTTGATTGCTCAACCATCATGTGGTGAGGAAGGTTTCAACATTGCTATGGAAATGATTAACACTGGAGAGATTGATCTAGTAATCATCGATTCAGATTCATCACTCATCCCTAAGAAGATGTTAGATGGTGATGTAGGAGACTCTACAATCGGTAGAAAAGCTTTATTGAACAGTAATGCTTATCCAAAGTTAAAAGGTGCTCTATCACAACATAATACATGTGTGATTGTAATCTCTCAGTATCGTGAGAAGATTGGTGTTATGTTTGGTAACCCTACAACAACTCAGGGTGGTCATGCATTGAAATTCTATGCAGATGTTCGTATAGAGGTATCTAGAACCTTAGCTAAAGAGGGTGATGTAAACTACGGTAATATTACTAAGTTAAAAGCTATCAAGAACAAGATGTCTCCTCCGTATAGAAAATCAGAGTTTGAGATTGTGTATGGTAAAGGAATAGATGTTCTTGATGAGATGATGAGTCTTCTTAATGAGTTTGAACTAGGACGTAAGTATGGTAAGACAATGACTGTTGATGGAACTAAGTATGACTTAGAAGAATTCAAACAGTTGGTTGTAGATAATCCAGAGTTCTATGATGAACTAAGAGAGAAGATTATTGCTAAAATTAACGAAGCTGATCTTCCTGTAGAGGAAATAGAAGTTGAGGAAGATGTAGAAGTTCCTGTAGCTCCATGTGCTAATCATAGTTTATTTAATGACGAAGAGTTATGATCATAGGTATAAACGGTAAGATAGGAAGTGGTAAAGACACTGTAGGTAGTATCATTCAGTATTTAACAGACAAAAATGTAACAACTGAAACATTTGAGTTTTGGTATGCTTCTAATTTTTATTCTGTATACCAATCTGTTGGAATGTTTCAAATCAAAAAGTTTGCAGGGAAGCTAAAACAAATAGCTTCTCTTCTTACTGGGATTGATGTAGAGAAGTTTGAAGATCAGGAGTTCAAGAAACTAGAAATGCCTGAGTGTTGGAATAGATTGCAGCAGTCAGGAAGAAGTAAAGTTTGGGTTCCTATGACATACAGACAGTTTCTACAAGAGCTTGGTACAGAAGCAATGCGTGAAGGATTACATACTAATGTATGGGTAAATGCTTTGTTTGCTGATTATAAAGAATCTCCACAAAATGTATTAGGAAATGAAGGATATAAATTAGAAGATGTATATCCTAACTGGATTATTACAGACATGAGATTTCCTAATGAGATGGAAGCTGTTATAGAGAAAGGTGGTATCACTATCAGAGTGGTAAGACCTGGAACATCAACTGGGACACATCCAAGTGAGATAGCTCTTGATGGACATACAATGCATTATGAAATAATCAACGATGGAACTATAGAAGATCTTATAGAGAAAGTGAAAGAAATATTAATTAAAGAAAACATTATATGAAGAAGTTTGTAATTGGGGACATCCATGGATCCAATAAAGCTCTTCTCCAAGTATTAGACAGAAGCGGGTTTGACAAAAAGTCAGACCTGCTTATTTCTTTAGGAGACATAGCTGATGGATGGAATGAAGTTCCTGAATGTGTAGACACATTGTTGTCTATAAAGAATCTGATTGCCATACGTGGTAATCATGATGTATGGTGCCATGATTGGTTTGAAATGGGTGCTACACCACTTATTTGGACACAACAAGGTGGTAAGGCTACAATTGATGCATATGTACGTACAGGTAAACTTACAGAACAAGAACACAAAGACTTCTGGAAGAACCAAATAGACTACTACATTGATGATGAAAACAGATTGTTTATTCACGGTGGATGGGATTACTTGGAAGGATTTCCACGTGGTGCTATGTTACAAGTGAATGCAGGAAGTATAGCTAAAGAATGTCATTGGGATAGAAGTGTATTATCAGGAGCTCGTTCTGCTTTTGGTGATAAGAACCGACCAGGTAAGTTTAAAGCTCTTGAGCAGTTCAAAGAAATCTACATAGGTCATACAGCAATGAATGGAGAACCAAAGCAGTTTGGGAATTTATGGAATCTAGATACAGGTGCTGGCTGGAATGGTCAGTTAACTATTATGGATATAGATACAAAAGAGTTTTGGCAAAGTGATAACGTTAAGGATTTACATCCTGACCAATTAGGAAGATTCTAATGAGAGATAGTATAAAGTTATTCATAACAGGATTTGTACAGGTATTTTTTGTAGCAATTAATACATATTTTCTTAGTAAAATATTCTATTTAGGCGTATTTTTGTGTGCGTTTATGATTTCATTCATATGGAGCTGGAATGTGAAGAAGGTAGCCTTTGGAACAACATCAGATAGAATTGTATATGCATTAGGTGCTGCATTTGGTAGTGTCATAGGATTATTAGTATCAACATTAATTTTAAAATAAAATGAAAAACACTGTAGAACTAATTGGTTACTATGGAGATGATAGAGTTCATGCAAGTTCTGCATGGACTTCTACATCTAGAGAAATTACACCAGAGAAAGAACAAAGAATTCCTGCTCTATTAAGCATGTTAGCGTCTGAAGGACATCATACACCATTTGAGAAGAGTAGTTTACATTTTTTGGTAACTGTAGATCAAGCAACACATATTCATTTACTTAAACATCGTATAGGTGTAAGTATTAATGGTGAATCTGCTCGCTATAAAGAACTTAAAGAAGATAAGGCATATCTGCCTGAAGATTGGAAAGGACTTGGAGATGAAAGTGACACATGGTTGTCTAGACTACAAGATTACACTGATGAAGGCAATAGGCTATACCATAAAGCTTTAGAAGAACTTACACCTGTTCTGGGACGCAAGCGTGCAAAAGAATCTGCTAGATTCTTTAAAACATTTAACTCCCAAATAACAATGGATGTAATGTTTAATTGGAGGAGTTTTTATCATTTTCAAAAACTAAGAAATGACGAGCATGCTCAATTAGAAGTTAGAGAA